GCAAGGCTGCGCTGGAGATACTCAAGCATCAGCACGGCTGGGTAGCCAAGCAGCAGATCGACGTGAACATCGACCAACAGATAAGCATTACAGGCGCGCTGGAAAAAGCACAGTCGCGCGTCATCGAGGGGCTGTACACTGAACTGCCCCAGCTAGAGGATAACACACATGCAGCAGCCGATATATTCAGCGCAAGACGAGATGGAGTTGATGGCGCGGCTGTGGTCGCCCAGCCTGAAGGATGACCCCCTAGCATTTGTGCTGTATACATTCCCGTGGGGCCAAGCAGGCACACCGCTGGAACATTTCCCCGGCCCGCGTAAATGGCAGCGCCAGATACTTGGAGACTTGCGCGACCACATCAAGGCGAACAACGGCAAGGTTGACTTCGACACGGCGCGGCTGGCGATTGCGTCAGGACGCGGTATCGGTAAGTCCGCGCTGGTGTCATGGCTCACCATCTGGATGCTGTCATCGAGGATCGGCTCGACCACCATCGTGTCGGCAAACTCCGAGGCGCAGCTACGCAGTGTCACATGGGCAGAAATTACCAAATGGCTGGCGATGTCGCTGAACAGTCACTGGTTCGAGATAGCCGCCACACGCATCATGCCAGCCAAGTGGCTGACCGAACTGGTCGAGCGCGACCTCAAGAAAGGCACGCGCTATTGGTCAGTCGAAGGCCGGCTGTGGTCGGAAGAGAACCCTGACGCATACGCAGGGGTTCACAACTTCGACGGTGTGATGCTGATCTTCGACGAAGCCAGCGGTATCCCTGACAGCATCTGGTCCGTATCAGATGGTTTCTTCACGGAGAATACACCACATAGGTTTCATCTGGCGTTCTCCAACCCGCGGCGTAATACAGGCTATTTCTACGAGACGTTCCACAGCAAGCGGGCGTTCTGGACAACACGCACAATCGACGCCCGCGATGTCGAGGGTACAGACAAAAACCTGTACCAGCGCATCATCGACGAATACGGGCCAGACAGCTACCAAGCCAGTGTCGAAGTCTACGGTAACTTCCCGTCAGAAGGTGACGATCAGTTCATTGGCAGCAATCTGGTCGATGACGCCATGAAGCGGCCACCCATCAAAGACGACAGCGCGCCCATCGTCATAGGGGTAGACCCTGCACGCTTCGGGGCGGATGCCACCGTCATCGCCATACGGCAGGGCCGTGACATCTTGGAACTGCGGCGTCACCGCGGCGCTGACACAATGGAAGTGGCTGGCTACGTCATCGACGCCATAGAGCAGTTCAAGCCTGCGCTGGTGTGCATCGACGAAGGCGGGCTAGGCGCAGGCGTCGTAGACAGGCTGAAGGAACAGCGGTACAAGATACGCGGCGTGAACTTCGGCAACAAGGCCAAGAACCAGATCATGTGGGGCAACAAACGCGCAGAGATGTGGGGTTCCATGCGTGACTGGCTCAAGACAGCGCACATCCCCAACGACAGGTTCCTGAAGACCGACCTCATCAGCCCGCGCACCAAGCCTGACAGCAAGGGTACGCTGTTCCTCGAAAGCAAGAAGGACATGAAGTCACGCGGGCTGGCCTCTCCTGACGCAGCGGACGCCATAGCGGTGACATTTGCCTTTCCTGTGGCATCTAGAGACCCACGACAAGGACGCGTTGACAGACGCTCCTCAAGCGGGTATTCTCCCGCTGGATATTCTACATCTTGGATGGGCAGCTAGTGGCAGACAAGAAAAAATCAGTTTCGTTGTCCGTTGGCAGAGGCGAGAAGTTGCCTGTGTCAAAGGGTGCGGGCCTGACTGCCGCTGGTAGAGCGAAATATAACGCTGCAACAGGCAGCAAATTGAAGGCTCCAGCGCCGAATCCGAAGACAAAGGCTGACGCAGGACGCAAAGCGTCGTTCTGCGCCCGCATGGGGGCTGTTGCAGCCAAGGCAAAAGACGGCGAACGCGCCAAAGCTAGTTTGAAAAGGTGGAAATGCCCATGAAAAAGGGTCTATATGCCAACATTCACGCCAAGAAAGAGCGGATTGCCGCTGGATCAGGCGAAAAAATGCGTAAACCGGGCGCTAAAGGCGCCCCCACAGCCAAGGCTTTCAAAGAAAGCGCCAAAACAGCCAAACCAGCTAAGAAGGGTAAGTAAATGCCAGCTAATAAATACACCAAAGCCCTGTATAAGACAGGCACTGTAAAGGCTGAAAAGGCTGCAATGGCTAACCGCGACCCAGCACGCGCACGCGCAGCTATGAAAGCTGTAGCCCGCGAAGGCACAACACGCGGCGCAGAGATGGTAAAGCCTGCCAAGCCAGTGCAAGTCATCCGCACGACCGTGTCGATGAAGCCAACGCCAACAAAGAAGAAATAAAGTGCCTCTGGTCAAGTCGCCCAGCAAAGCCGCGTTCCGCAAGAACATCAAGGCCGAGGTAAACGCCGGAAAACCTGTCAAACAGGCGGTCGCAATCGCGTATAGCGTAAAGCGTGAATCCGCTAAAAAAGGTAAAAAGTAACCACAATGGCTGATCCGACAGGTATTAACAAAGTAGGCGACGTAGCTGACATCGGTAGCGATCCAGCGAACACTCGCGGTGACCCTGATACAATGGCAACCATGCGCCATCGGCTACAGATGTCGATGGCAGCCTATTCGGACAGCCGCGAAGACGAACTGGACGACCTTCGGTTCATGGCCGGCAGCCCTGACAACCAGTGGCAGTGGCCTGCTGACGTGTTAGCGACCCGCGGTGCGGTGCAAGGCCAGACAATTAACGCACGCCCCTGCTTGACAATTAACAAATTGCCGCAGCACGTCCGTCAGGTGACGAACGAACAGCGTCAAAACCGGCCTGCCGGTAAGGTAATTCCTGTCGATGACAATGCTGACATTGAAGTGGCAGCGATCTTCGACGGCGTCGTGCGGCATATCGAGTATATGTCCGACGCTGACGTAGCCTACGACACAGCCTGTGATAACCAAGTCACCTACGGTGAAGGCTATATCCGTCTCATTACGGAATACTGCAACGAAGAGACTTTCGACCAAGACGTGCGGATTATGCGCGTCCGCAATTCGTTTAGCGTCTACATGGACCCTACAATCCAAGACCCATGCGGCGCTGACGCTGAATGGTGCTTTGTCACGCAGGACATGACGAAAGACGAGTATGAGCGCGAGTTTCCTGACGCAACACCCATCTCGTCGATCTTGTCAACTGCTGTTGGCGATGAGAGCATGTCGGCATGGCTTGACGAAGACACTATCCGCGTTGCGGAGTATTTTTACTATAAGCGCAAGCGCGAGACGCTGAATCTGTACCCAGACAACGTCACGGCGTTCAAAGATACGCCGATGGATAAGCAACTGCGCGCCATGTACGGCAAGCCTGTCCGCAGCCGCGAAGTAGACCGCAAAAAAGTCATGTGGATGAAGACCAATGGCTATGACGTGCTTGACGAACGCGAGTGGCCGGGCAGTTGGATACCTGTGGTACGCGTCGTAGGTAACGAATTTGAAGTGCAAGGTCAGATTTACGTGTCTGGTCTGGTGCGGAACGCCAAAGACGCACAGCGTATGTACAACTACTGGACCAGCCAAGAAGCAGAAATGCTGGCGCTGGCGCCCAAAGCACCCTTTATTGCCTATGGCGGTCAGTTCGAGGGCTACGAGAACCAGTGGAAGACTGCCAACACGACCAACTGGCCGTATCTGGAAGTCAACCCAGACGTTACAGACGGCGCTGGGAACGTATTACCGCTTCCACAGCGTGCAGCCCCACCGCTACCGCAAACAGGGCTGATACAGGCTAAAATGGGCGCTGGTGAGGACATCAAGTCCACCACCGGCCAGTATGACGCCTCATTGGGCGCGCAAGGCAACGAACGGTCTGCAAAAGCCATCACCGCACGCGAAAAACAGGGCGATGTCGGCACGTATCACTATGTTGACAACCTTGCCCGTGCGATCCGTCACATCACACGCCAGCTTGTCGATATTATCCCTAAGATTTACGACACGCAGCGCATCGCGCGCATCATTGGCGTTGATGGCGAAGTCAGCATGGTCAAAATGGACCCTATGCAGCAAGAGCCTGTCAAGGAAATTCGTGACCAAAATGGCGGACTGATCGAAAAAATCTACAACCCGTCAATCGGCACATACGACGTTATGGTCACAACTGGCCCCGGCTACATGACCAAGCGTCAAGAGGCGCTCGACGCTATGTCGATGATTCTGCAATCCAACCCGCAGCTTTGGACTGTGGCCGGCGATCTGTTCATCAAGAACATGGATTGGCCCGGAGCGCAGGAAATGGCGAAGCGGTTTAAGAAAATTCTTGACCCGAAAGTCTTGGAAGAAGGCGACCAATCGCCTGAAGTCATGGCGGCCAAGCAGCAGATTGAGGCTCTATCACAAGAACTCAACCGCGTTTCTGACATCATGGAGAATATCCAAGATAGCGCAGAACAGCAGAAAATCTCCATCGACAGGTACAAGGCTGAAGTGCAGGCGTATGAAGCCGAAACCAAGCGTATCTCTGCTGTACAAAACAGCATGACACCTGAGCAAATTCAGGATATTGTCATGGGTACGATTGCAGGCGCGCTGGATACAGGCGACTTGATCGGCGGTTCACCTGAGATGCGCGAAGTGCCGCAGATGGAAGAACAGATGCCCGAAGCCCCAGAGATGGGCGAGCAGCCTGAGATGCCGATGGAAATGCCAATGCAAGAACAAGCCCCTGAAGGAATGATGTAATGAGTTGCGCTGATTTTGTAGGTACATTGTTTCTTGCGCGTGACGTGGCACACTCGACGCATCTGAACACACGCAGCTACGCAAAGCACAAAGCGTTGCGGAAGTTTTACAGTGAAATCATTGACTTGGCGGATAAATACGCGGAAGCCTATCAAGGCAAATACGGCCTCATCGGGCCTATTTCGCTGATGTCGGCTAAGAAAACCAACAACATTGTCGAGTTTCTTGAAGGTCAAGTAGACGAACTGATGGAAATGCGGTATAAAGTCGTCGATAAGGATTGCACCTCAATCCAAAACATTATCGACGAGATTTTTGGGCTGTATTACAGCACGCTGTATAAACTGAAATTTCTCGCATAAGGACGCGCTATGGAACTCTTAAACCCACTAAGCAAAGCTGATTATCCTGCATACAGCGTGGCGTATACCGGCACTGCTGGTAACACGTCCACATGGCCTCCCGGCGCGCAGGGCGTTGTGGTCTGGTCGGATCAGGCTTGCTACGTCGAAGTAGGCGTCGGCGCTGTCGCTACGACCGCCAGCACGCCAATCCCGCCATTTACGCCAATTCCTTTTGTGCTGACTGTCAACACGAACGGCTCACCTTGGCGCGTGAGCGCCATTCAGGTGTCCACAGGTGGTACGGTATACGCCAAACCGATTAACCGGAACTGATACATGGGCTTTGGCGGCGCTCTTCGTAACGGTGTGGCTTTGGGTCTGGGAAGCATTATCTCGTTCTTTTCGGGCTATGGTCCCGATCAAGCGCAAGGTAATCTTGAAACTGAAAATGGTGACAACCTCGTCCAAGAGGACGGCGGATTGTTGCTGCTGGAGTAATTAGATGTCAGTAACCCCTTCACCCATCGGCGGCTTTGCAGCGCAGTTTTTCGATAACAACGGCGTTATTCTGTCTGGCGGTAAGATTTTCACTTATGCAGCCGGCACGACTACGCCGCAGGCGTCCTACACCAGCGCGTCTGGCACTACGCCGCACGCAAACCCTATCATATTGGATAGCGCAGGACGCGTACCGGGCGGTGAGATTTGGCTGACTGACGGTCTGGTCTATAAGTTTGTCATTGAGACAGCCACAGGCATCCTGCTTGGCACTTACGACAACATCACCGGCGTCAATTCGAACTTCATCAACTACACGGTGCAGGAAGAAGTCATCACGGCCACCGCCGGCCAGACTGTGTTCAACTTATCGACGATTAACTACACGCCCGGCACGAACTCGCTGTCCGTCTACATCGACGGTGTAAACCAGTATGTTGGTGACAGCTATCTGGAGACAGACAGCAATACTGTCACGTTTACGTCTGGCGTACATGTCGGCGCCGAAGTCAAGTTTACGACCGCGATCCAAACAACTACTGGCTCTGTAGACGCGTCCATTGTCAGTTTTACGCAAGCCGGCGCGGGCGCTGTTCAGCAGACCGTACAGACAAAGTTGGAGCAATATGTCTCTGTCAAGGACTTTGGCGCTGTTGGCGATGGCGTTGCGGATGACGCGCCTGCAATTCAAGCTGCGATTGACGCAATGGCTGCTCTTGGCGGCGGTACTGTATACGCGCCAAGCGGCACTTATCTTTTGGCATCTTTTACTTCCGCTCCGTATTACACGGTAAAAGCCAAGAGCAACGTGTCTGTTTTTGGTGATGGCCCAGACACAATATTCAAGCTGGCAAATGGGATGGTCACATCAACCCAAGGCGTAGCTTTCCTATATAGCCATGATGTTGCCCTAACCAACACTCGATACAGCAATTTTAAAGTTGATTGGAATGGCCCAAACAACTTAAACCAAAACACAGTTGCAAGTAACGTATGTCGATTAGGCGGCGGCGCTGGCATAACTAATTGGCACATTGATAACGTGTGGTTTTTGAACCCAGGCGGACATCACAACATCGTAATCGCTGGCGGCGGCAACAACAACTCCGTTACAAACTGTTTGTTTCAAAACGCTGGTCGTGCTGTAACAGGCAACACGTTAATCACTGATCACAGTTCAATCTATACCGATTGCAACCAACTGATTGTATCAAACAACGTCTTTACGTGCGACAATCTTAACGACACTGTTGCGACCGCTATCGAACTGCATGGTAACCAAATTATTTGCGAAGGAAATTCGGTTTACGGATACTCTATCGGGGTAATAGCTGGCGCGTCGGAAAACACAGGTAA